ATTTAATATATTCGTAAAATATTTGCGTAATTGAAAAATCCCCCTTATCTTTGCAGTGAAGTTTTAAGGTTCATTTAGGTTAGTAGTTTTAGGTTGGTTGAGGAAATCGGCAGGTTGTAACGGGTTGTCCGTTGCTAAGACCAGAGGGGCGGTACTCGCTCCGCGGTCGAATACCTCCGATTGAACCTCATTTTCGGAGGGGGTGGTTCCCCGCCGAAAAAGAAGGTCCTAGTCGTGAGACTCGGACCTTTTTTCTTTTCCTTGCAGGGCCTGACCGTCAGAGTCCGGCCAGCTGTTCGCGGCTCACGCTCACCTCGACGCTCCCGAGCGCGTAACATCCGATGTCGTAGGGATTGTAGTAGAACGTGATGCCTTCGGGCGTGACGAGGAAATTCTCCGTTACACCGATGTATTCCGGGAAAAAACCCTTCGTTTCCAGCTCTTCGTCGCTCCGGACCCCGTATTGTTCGTATATATCTTCGCGGATCAGCCGGTTGAGCCGCTCCAGCTGCGTTTCGGTGAACAGGTCGGCCGTCGTGATTTCGTAACCGCCCGCCAGCGAATAGTTGTAACATTCCGTGCCGTAGATGCCGTGCGCTCCGCCCGTGTAACTTGCCCGCGTGATCACGTAGCAAAGGAGCGTGTCGACGACCGATCCTTCGGATTCGACGGAGATTTCGCCTTCCCATGCCGGACGGACGGTGCTTTCCGGTGTATTCCCGGGAGGCGTCATGTCGCTGGTAACCTGACGGATCGCGGCCGAAGCCGCCTCTTCGGGCGTCCCTTCGAAATTCTCCAGGTCGAAAAAACGGTCGATGTTCATCCGTTCGATCGCTGCGAGGGCGGGGGAGTCCTGGGCGTTGGCGATCGAAGCGAAGCGATATTCGAAATCGCAGGAGAAGCCGTTTCCGCTGATCAGCGAGTCGGTGCTTACGACGGTGAACTGCGGCCGGACAGGGCGTTTCGTGCAGGACCCGGCCGTCAGAGCGGCGGCGGCCAGGAGGGCGAGGGTGGGGAATTTCATGGCGATACGTTTTTATGTCTATCTGTAAAGATAGCTCAAAAAGCATTTGCGACGCCCAAAAACGAAAAAAATCACAGATTTTGCCGGAAAATTTTGGAGTTTCGAAAGAAGGCGTTATCTTTGCACCACAAAACTAAACCGGTGGATTCATCTAAGGGTTAGGATACATGCCTCTCACGCATGACATAGGGGTTCGAATCCCCTATCCACTACTGAGATTCTCGCAAGTTATTGGTAATCAATATATTGCGAGAATTTTCGTAAATATGCCGGGACAGAAACGGGACATAGTTTCTTCTTCTTGGCGGGCTGATTTTCAATGATATACATTTTTACTTCGGTGAAAATGTAAAAAAAATGTTGTCAGTTGAAACTGCGCGAAATTCCGCGCTAAACGAAATTCTTTCTTTCACTTATCCGAAACTACACACCGGCTCCTGCTGGTTCATTTCCTTTTATGCGTTCGACCCGGCGAAGGGTGAAATGCGGCGCAAACGGATCAAGATAAATTCGGTGGGGAATGCCTCACAGCGCCGGCGGTATGCTGCGCAAGTTTGTCATCGTCTTTCTACGAAACTCGAAACGGGGTGGAATCCGTGGGTGGAGGCAGAGGCGGATTATACCTATAAACTATTTTCGGATGTATTGGTGCACTACCGAAATTACCTCCGGAAGTTACAGGATGACGGTGTTCTCCGAAAATCGACCGTACATGGCTATAATTGTTCGGCGGGTATCATGGAACGTTGGAATGCGCAACAAGCATCGCCCATTCGTTATGTCTATCAGTTCGACCGTTCGTTTTGTGTGCGCTTTCTGGATTACGTCTATGTTGAACGGGGCAATTCGCCGACTACGCGCAACAACAATCTGGCGTTTCTCCGGGAGTTCTCGTCATTTCTGGTTCAACACTTATATCTGAAAAGTAAACCGACGGAAGGGCTGAAGAGTATCGGAAAGGGTGCTGGCAGTAAGAACCGGACGGTCATCGCGCCGGCGGATATGCAACGTCTCCATGACTGGCTTGACGCACACAACCGGCCGTTCCTGCTGGTCTGCTATTTCCTACATTATATGCTTATCCGTCCGAAGGAGATATGTCGTCTTCGCTTGCAGGACATTAATGTCGCTAAACAAACGGTCTATATTGACGGCCAGATTTCGAAAAATAAAAAATCGGGGGTGGTTACGCTTCCGACGCCGATTCTGGAAATGCTCGTCGATTTGGATTATTTCAATGCTCCGACTTCGTATTATATTTTCTCTACCGGGTTCCGGCCGGGGCCTAAGTTGTGCAGCGAACGGAGTTATCGCCACTATTGGAATAACGAAATTGTTCCGGCGTTGAAATTCCCGAAGGAATACAAGTTCTATTCGCTGAAGGATTCGGGTATCACGGATATGCTTCGGTCGGGACTTGACCCTCTTTCCGTTAAGGAGCAGGCGCGGCACTCGTCGCTTCAGATTACGGATGCCTATACACCACGGGATGTTTTGAACGCTAATCCACGCCTTCAGAGTTACAAAGGTATCTTATAAGTGGAGAAGAGGGCGGTCAACACCGTCCTCTTCTCTTTTTGGGGTCTCAATCGGTTGAGATTTGCTGTTATGCGAAATATTTGTTTTTGAGAGCAATTAGTTTGTCCCAATACGTGACTATCAGTCCGTCCATGTGGTAGTGGTATTCCCCTTTGTAGTTGGGTATTCCTCCGAGCCGATTTGCCGACCTCTCGGTATAAAAATGGTAGTAGTTAGCCGCGCGACAGAAAAGGCAATGCAGGCCGCTCGGAATGGCGAATACGGGCAGCCACAGCCATCCCCACCGTTTCGATTGTCTGACATGGCCGAACTCGTGATCGTATACGGGTTCTCGGGCTATGTTCTTGGGAGAGATAAAAACATAGCGTCCCATCGTCATTCCTCCCCGGACGTGCTTCGTTGCGTAGAACACCGCCCCGCCTTGCTTGGTGATCTTCACGCGGTCGAAGCAGAATGCCAAGTACACAAGGCCGATTAGGTTCTGCGGGAGCTGCCATAGGTAGAGCAACACCGCCCATACGATTCTCAGAAATTCTTTCATCGTGTTTTCTTGGTAAATTGGATGTATTCAGTATAAACGATCTGTGTGTGCGGGTTCGACGACACGACCTCCTGCCGGATTGCTTTCGTGCCCCAGCGGATAAATAGGAATCGCCGCGGAACCCGGTGTACGATTTGCCGGAGGGTGTCGATGCTTGTAACGTGGCAGCTCACCGAATCGGTCCGGATTATGCCGTCTACGCTCACATGCCGATCCGCCCATCTGAAAATCTTCGCTTCGGGGACTTTCGGCAGTCCGGAGAATTCCCGATCGAGGGCGGCCTTTACCGAATCGGCAGCCCTTCGCACCCCTGCACCATATTTCTCCCACGCTGTCGGCTGCGGACCTGCGGGTTCCAGGGGCGCCGTGATCTGCACTTCGGTCCGCGTGGCCGTCGTGGCCGCCGCCTCCAGCCGCCGGACCTTGATCCGCAGCTCCCGGACTTGCGCGGTCAGTTGTGCGTTGTAGCGTTCCATCTCCGACGCCCTGAGTTCGAGCACTTGCCGGGATGCGGCGTGTTTTCCGCTCTCGGTTCGATAGAACTCCACGCTGTCGGTCAAGACCTCGTTGTTGGACTGGACGCGCCTGCGCTCGGCCCGTTCGCCCCGCAGGCGGACCGTTTGCAACCATAACAACCCGCCTATCACGAGCAGGGTGATAATCAGAATGCGTTTCATAGTACCTGCCAGTCGTCAGCGAAAATATCCTCCCATGTGGGGATGTAGGACGTTGCATGGGATTTCGAGCAGTCGTCGTTTACTTCGATGATCAGCACCTGGTCGTGATACGATATGCTGCCGTCCCCTATTGTTCCGATAACAGCTTTCGCACGATCCGGTAAACTGGTCATGCGGGGAACGACTTCCGCTGGTACTGTCTGCGGAATCTGTTTGACGATGAACTTACCAGCCCATGCAGGGCTTGAATAACGGCTGAACGCCTCTCCCTCGTTAAGCCGATCGATGATTTCGGAGAATTTCATACGTTTTGATATTTAAGTTAGAGTAAACCTTCTGTCTTTGCGATCCGCGCCACGTTGTCGATCACCGAGGCCATCACTTCGGCATAGTCCGGCGCCGTGGCGTACTTCGCACCCGTCCCGTCCATCAGCCGGCGGGCAAACTCTTTCGGATCATCGCGGTAGGGCCACGCATCGGCATAGCCCGGTTTGCGGAGCAATTCCAGGTGATTGTCGAGACATTCATCCAGCGACGCGAAATTTCGGAAATACCGGTAGACGCGGTATTTGTATTTTCCGGGGGCCACTTGCTCGACCGATACGACCCGTTCCGGGGCCTTGAACTTCACATTCGGGGTCTTGAAATATTCGGTCGTCAGTTCCAGCGACACCGGGCCGGTCCAGCTGCTGCCCTTCGTGATCCCGAAGATGTTGTTGCCGACGCCCTTTATCTTCCATCCGGTTTCGAGGGCTGCCTGCGCCGTCACGAAAAGCGGATGCACTCCGCCGGAGCGATACAGCCGGGCCGCCGCGGGGTAAATCTTCCGGACAAATTCGATCTGTTCTTTTTTCGTTGCCATTTTTTTCGGTTATATTATAAAGCCTCGTTCGTTCCGTCCAAATATCGCTTCGCCTCGCCGACGGAAACATTCATTTTGCGAGCTACTTCTCCGGCGAGCACTTCGCGGAATATTCGCAGGAACCGCATTTTCGGGTTTACGATCAGGGCCGAACCAGCCATCGACCAGAGTTCGACCAGACAGATCAGGGTGCATATCGTCACTACTGCGATTTGCGACTCTATCCCCGCCATCCGCTCGATCAGGATGAACCCTACGATCACCGAGGCATATAGTGCGAGTTTGGACAGCATTCCATGCCGTCCGAGCTCGGAGAGCGCAAAATGCCCGCGTTTGATCTGCGCGGCAATTCCCCAGACGGTGTCGAGGACTACGCAGACGATTACGGCGTTGATGGCCCCTTCGTATCCGGCGAAGAAGTTCGCCACGAAGACGCACATGGCGACGCACCATCCTTGAATCGTCTGGAATATCTCCGCCAGTTTGCAACCCATGTTCAGGACAGTTCCTGCGAATTTTCCGGTCATGCTTGTTTTTGTCGTTGTTTCGGTTTGCGCCCCGGGCGCCGGTCAGAGCCCCCGGGGCAATAGGGTTTAATGTTTTAGAACTAAACTAATTCCGCCTCGATGTTTCCGGAGGCAGGGATCGGTCCGAACCAACATTCGCCGTTGTTGCTGGCTTCGATATAGAACCGCTCACCTACATGGTCTGTTAACTCTTGGCCTATCATGCTGGATAATTCGTTGAACGAGACTCGAACCGTCAGATCGTCTAATACATCGAACCAGCCAAGCCACGAAGTAGTGAGTTCGAACATAAGCTCTATATTTTCGCCAGCTTCAACTCCGCATGCGTGCACGTCGATGATGACCTCCCTTACGTCAGTCCCCCCCCCGACTGGGAGATCGAGATCGTACACTGTACGGACTCGTCTTCGGCCAAAGACAGCGTGACAGACCCGCTGCGGAGCAATCCCGTATTCTGGGGCACCTCGATTTGTATGGTTCCCGAGGTCTCCGTCGCTTGGGTTTCTGCGGCCTCTTCCCCTACGATCTGCGCTGAAAGGAACTCCCCTGCGATTGCCGCGATCTGCGGTGTTCCGTTCGTCGTGTATGCGAGCTCCAGCATCTGCGCCGTCGAGTCGAGCGAATGGCTTGTGACTGCGAATCCGTCGCCGGTCGCCGTCTTTCCGTCCACGGTCAGGAAGTATTCGTCCGGAACCTCCGGTTCGTCATCAGCTACCCCCCCCGTGGTTATCTCCTCGATGATTTCCGTGATCACGACGGTCGTATCCGAAGAAGAGTCCGTCAGCCTGATACTGAGCGTATCAAAGGCAGCTTCTCTATAAGGATTGTTGTCTTCGGTGGGGTCAACATAATTAGCTGTAACCACAAGTGAGGTGTTGGCCGTCAATGACCGTCTGACAATGCCCGAAGCTATAAAGTTTATGCCGTCGGACAACAGACACCCGCATGTCTCGCATGAAAATGCGTATGCTGCATTGGCATTGCCAACGTATCCCCGGATAATATAATTCGGTTGGTTAGAAAACGCCCGCATGGGAACGGTGACATTCTTAAACTGAACCCCGTCCCACGTTATACCGGAGGCTACGACAGTTCTGCCGCTTCCGCTTTCCGAGGAACCTCCCGGGGTGTAAACGGCCCAGTCTCCGGCACTGGCGACTCCGCCGACCCCCGGTCCTCCGGATATATGGGCGTATGCCATGCTTTTTTCCTCCCCGTCCGTCCGAAAAGCAAGCAGTATGCCCTGACGGTAGGTGTCGTCTTCGGAGCCCTTTATGGCGATGTAGATGCCATCGACGCGCTCCGCCATACCTCCGAAAGGACCATAGTCTCCATCCACGACCGACCCGTTGGCATACCACGTCACGATGGCCCCGGCCGGAACTTTGTTGAGCGATGTGAGGTCGTAAATGGCGCCGTATTCGCTGATTTCAACGGGTTCGTAAGTCGCAGCTTCCCCGGAGCCGCCCGTCGTTCCGCTTTGGGCATACCCGAGGTTGTTCCACGATGTTGTTCCGTCCCCGAACTTGAACTTGCGGGTATCGCTTTCGACGCCGATCTCTCCGCGCAGCAATACGGAGTCCGCGGCGCTCCATTGCGCCGCGGTCCTGTATTGGGGCAGAAACTTTCCCTTTAGAGTCTTCGTAGCCATCGTCGTCAGGCGTTGCCGTCCAGAATGAAGACATTCTCCTCGTCGGTGAGATAGGCTTCGGCAGCGGCCTTTGCCCGGGCCTCCGTGTAGTAGAGGTTGTCACCCTCTGCAAGATCGGTCGTGCTCTTTGCCGCGAATGCGGAATTGAACCGTGCCTGCGTCCAGTAGAGATTCGTGCCACCCTCGGCGATGTTGTCCGTGGAGAGCACCACGACGCCGGTCTTTCCGTTCACGGATACCACGTCGCACTCGGGCATGAGGAAGAGTTTCCAGTTGGCCTCCACCGAGGGGTCGTTCCCCGCAAGGATGTAGGTCTTGCCCTCGTCGGTGCGTCGACAGACATCGCCCTGCTGTGCCGTGAGCGCGAGCATCGCGTCCTTCGAGTCGGCGTCGAAGATGTCGGTGATCGCCACCTGGGGTATGATGGAGGTGTCGAGTTTCCCGTCGGCGCCGATCAGAGGCACGTTTCCGGCCGCTGCCCCGGCGTTTTTCTGCGCTGCGGTTCCGAGTTCGAGCAGGGTGCGGACATCGGCGGGAGCCATGGCGGAGATCTCCGTGATGCGGCCCTTGGCGTCCACGGAGATCTTCGGAAGCTGGACATCGGACTGCGCTGTGAGGATCGAGGCGAGGGTCAGGGCCAGCGAGAGATTCGCGGAGCCGTCGAACGACCCCGAGGCCGCTGCGTCGCCCGTGACGGCTACGGTCCGCGGTGCTGCGAGCTTGTCGGCTTGCAGGGCGTGATCGACTTTCCCGCTGGAAGGACCTGCCCCGGCGGCTTTGGCGTAGATCGACGCGAGCATGTCGCCGGCGCCGAGCGCTGCGAGGTCGGAGGCCAGCGCCACCTGCTCCCAGGCGTTTCCTGCGGTCTTCTTCAGCAGGATGTAGAGTTTCCCTGCGGTCTGATCGTAGTAGAACGTTCCCGGGATGCCGTCCACAGTAGTGGGCGCAGCAGTTCCGACTTCGAGGCCCTCCGAGCGGTAGGGAAGATCGTTCCAGGCGGTGGTTCCATCGCCGGTCTTCCAATGGCGGGTGTCGGATTCGATGCCTGCCTCGCCCTTCAGAAGGACGGGATTTTGTTCGGCCCATTCGGCCGCGGTCTGTGTCTTGAGCAGAAGACGTGCTTTTACAGTTTTTGTTGCCATAATGATAAGATTGAAAGGGTTATCTGTTGTTGTCCAAAATGAGTTCGTCTTCGTCGTCTATTCCGACTCCGATACATTTGTAGCAAAGTCCGGTTTCGTCCCATCGGTAGGATTTGTCGGCTGTGGTATCGATGTAGAGCACTTCCGGATTTCCTACGGCCGGGAATTGAAGGTATGATCCGAAATGCAGGGACTCGGCCGTTCCGCCGGCAGCATCCATATCCTGCCATTGTAGATCGTAGTCTTTGTCGGACTTTTTCACGAGGACCTGGCCGGCGCTGCCGCCGGATGGGATTCCTATGCCCCGGAGCATCCTCTCCAGAACAACCGTTGCGGCTGCCGGCGTTTCCGAGTCGGTTCTCCCGGCCCAAAGTTCCCATCCGGTTAGCTGCGGGAGCACCTTCTTCTGCTCTCCGCTTTCGAACAAGTCATTGGGAACGTTGCGCAGCAGCCGGAAACAGAGTTTCCCGGGAGGCAGGCGGTGGTCTTTGAACTCTATGAGCATCGCATCCGGCGTATCGTCCACGGGGCGGCAGTTCGTGTAGTGTTTTCCGTCGAACGCCGCCGTGAAGGATATTCTGGACTTGTTCGGGCCTTCGTAGGTGTTGAAAACGATCTTCCAGGGATATTCCGGACGCTTGCCGTCCGGGAACCGGAAGATGAAGGGGAAATCCTCTTCGAAATTCTGCCGGAACAGGGCCGTGCGCTGCATGGCCATTATTTCTGTAATCGATGTGTTCATCTGTGCTTCTGCGTTGATGTTTATCGTATCGGTCGGTGTTTACGCCTCGTCCTGCGCGGAGAGTATTATTTCGTCGCTGCTGTCGATACCCCATCCGACACAGCGGTATGCGACCGCTGCTTCGTCCCAGCGGTAGGCCCTCTCGTTTGCCGTGTCGATGTAGAGCATTCCGGCAATTCCGGTCTCCGGAAACAGTTCCCGGGGGCCGAAATGGATCGGTTCCGCCCGACATCCCGTATCTTCGTTTCCTATCCACCAGTTCCCGTTCTCTCCGATGTGGGGCGTGATGCCGTCTTTGCCGCGGTATACCGTGCCGATGAATGCTTCGATCTCTGCCGACGCTTTCACGTCGTCGCTGGGTCCGTTCCAGAGCCAAATCCCGGGACAGGAGGGGATGCAGATATTCCTCGCGGCGTTGTTCCAAAACGCATCGGGCGAGCTGATCCATAGCTTTTGGCAGAGCCACCCGCTGCCGAGGAAACATTTAGATAGGGGGACATATACGCAGAGCCGGTTGTCGTCGAGTTTTTCGCAATGATCGTATATGCCGTTTCTGCGGGACACCTTGAACCGGACGCCGTTGTCGGCGAAGAATTCGATTTCGAAATCTATGCTGTCCTCGGGAACGGGAGCCGGGACCGGATTCCCGTTGTCATCGGATTCCTGAAACTGTTCGATGAATGAAAAATCGGTTTGGTTGTTGAGTCGTATTTTTGCGGCTTTCGTTTCCATGTGCAGGTCGTTTGAGGCAAAATTAGGAGGTCGGCGTCCGCTTTGAAAGGACAAATCTTATCGTCTTTCGGGGAAAAATTCTCCGGGTATGATCTGCGGTTCGGGAAGTTCTGCCCGCTCGTAAAAACGCTGCTCGTTGCGTTCTGCGAGGTGGTATTTGAAGGTATACGCATTCAGTTCGCGTGCCGCGTGTTCGACTTTGTATTCATCTACGATGATCCGATGCCATTGGCCGTCGCGGTAAACCCAACGGTCGCGGCTTTTGATGAAATCCTGATGTTGTGCGGCCATACGCTCTGAATCGATATAGCCGGTGGAAGTCTCCCAGTAGGAGGTATAGTTGTTGGTCAGTTCCTTTTCGACCTCGGAGTTGGTGAAGGTCTCGACATCTCCCTCTGGTTTGAGAATGGTCTTTCCTTGCATCATCAGCGTGTCGAAGCCTCCCATGCCATTCACGAACCCGAAGCATTGATCGTCCATACGGTCCTTACGCAGGAGATAGCGTTGCCCGATCGGGTGGTTGGGCTTGTCGATCAAAGTCGTGACCCCTCCCGATATTTGGGCCTTTTGGCTGGTTCCGAAGACATCGTAGGCGATGGGAATGAGGCCCTTTTCTTCGCAGAATTCTTGCCAGCAGGCGCCGAAGCTCGTGTCGATCTGATTATATGTGTAGGAACCGGGGGTCTCCGAAATCTGTTTGGTGAATGTACGGCCGTTGGCGGTATAAAGCGTGGTGTGAAGTTCCATTGTCTGGTAGGGGTACGGCCGGACAAATGCCAGCCATTGCGGCTGCCGGGGTGTTGTTTCGATGATCTGCGGCTGGTGCGTCAGGAAGTTCCGGGCAAAGAAGTCGATGATTTCAGATGCCGTATCGAAAGGTTTCGATACTCCTCCCGGCATTAAGTAGCTGCCCAATTTCATACTTTCGCCACCTTTGTTAGCACTCCACGCAACCTGTGGGAGATTTTTGGTGGTTGTGTATGGACCGGCCAGCGAAGGGATAAGCCGAACCAGTTGGCGGACGTGGATGGTGACCTCCCCGTTCGCATCCGGATGTAGTTCGACATTATCGACTATCACGTTGTCGTCTATGAAATATGATATGCGCATCGGACTCTCGACTTCGGAGAAAACGATATTGCTGGCATTCTCCGTAAAGGAGACCGCATAGTGACCGCGAATTGTGAATCCCATGTTTTTTTCGTCAAATGTATGGTTTCAGAAATCGGGATGAAAGGACAATTACACCTCTACGAACTCGGCATTGGCGAATGCTACCGTCGCCTTGTCGGAGAGTGTGATTTCCATGGTCTTGATGAGAAATAGCCGGTTGTAGAGCATGATCTTGCGCCAGAGTTTGAGCTGCGCGATGTCGGCGGGAGAAAGTACCACATCGGCCTTTATGGAGTCTTTCTTCTTCACCTGCCATTGCGCAAATGTCTCGTGGAATTTGGCATAGAGCCCGTTGGTGCCCCCGATGGCGATGGAATAACGTGTGTTCGCCATCTCGGAGCCTCCGTCGATGTAGGGCTCGGGGCGTGTGAAATAGTTTCCCTGATCGAAGAAGTTGTTTTCGATCAGTAACCCGATGTATACGTCCGAAGGGCGGTTTCCGCCGACGGTGGGGATATCGACGACGGGTGCCATGGTGCGGAGCGTCACTTGTGCGTCCGTGGATTCGACATTGATGAGCGTTGCGACATTTGCCGGGATGCAAGGGGTACAGATGAAGCCGATGCTGTTTTCGTAGTTTTGGCCGTCGCCTCCTCCTTCGGATAACTCGACCTTGTTGACGTTGGCCTGGAATACGATGTCGATGAGCGGTATTGTAGTTTCTGTCTTATTGAAAACGATCTCCCCCATAAGTATCGTTCCTATCCAGTCCCAAACGCGTTTCCAGTACAAGTAGGCTTTCACGGCTTTTCCCGAATAGACGTTCCCGGAGAATGTCACACGAACGTCGATGTAGTTGTCCGAAGTCCGGAATTTGGAGATCAGTTCCTCGTAGTTGGATGCGGAATAGATGCTCTGTGCGAGTTCTTCGTCGAACTCCTCCTCTTTGGCGGGATCGTAGTTCTGCTCGCCGTTGGCGTATTCCAGGGAGTAGCCTCCGGCCTCTCCGGCGACGATGGCATAGATGTCCGATACCTTCTGCGTCCAGTCGATAAACGTCTTGTCTTGAAGTATCGAGCTGTTGGTGCGTACATTGTAGTATCCTTTTTCGGGGAATATTGTCGCGCAGAACATTTTGAGGATGTTGGCGATGAACTCCGCCTTTGTCATCTCGGGCAGGGCCTCCGCGGCGTTGAATCCGGTTCCGATACACAGATTATCATCCGTGCCGGAGCCTGTATAGGGGATGCCATATCGGTCATTTTGCCACGCTTCGGGCTTGTAGGTTCCGAGTATAGCCATACGATCGAGATAGTCCTGGACCTGGGATGGGAAGATCAGCCCGGGGTGGATCTTCTCCAGCAGATAAGCTGCCTTGATTGCCGGAATGATATAGGGCGTATCGGTGTAGAGGTAGTTGGCGTATTTGTCGATCGAAGAGCATTCCGCCTCTCCTGCGGCCGTGGGGTATTCGATCTTTGCGCTGTTGGCCTTGCGGACGATCATCGGGAGTCCGATATCGGGATAATCTCCTTTGCGGGCGTTCTGCACGAATGTTGACATTGCCATGCCTGAGTAGTCCCGGCACGCTATTTCGTGGATATTCCCGGAGAATGCCTCTGTCGCATCGGCACCTACGAATGTGTATTTGAGCGTTCCGTCGGAGAACTCGTCGAACTGGAGTTCCCCGGAGAATAGTTCGAAGCCCTCGAAGATGATGGCGGCGGGAATCTTTTGCACGGCGGGTGGAATCATCATGACATCGACGAACCGGAATTCCACCTTGTTTGTCGGGGAGAGCGGGAACTCGATGCCCGTTGAGACGGCCACAGGCATGCGGTCGTCTGCGAAGAGGGGATTTTCGAGGGTGAGCGTTATCTCCTGCCCGGGTGTGATGTCGAGCGTGCGTCCGGATTCGAGACTTTTGATCAGTAACATGTCTATTTAAGTTTTCCGCGGTTCATCATACGTTCGTATTCGCGCTGCTTCTCGATCAGCCCGGCCTTGCCCATCAGGGACACATCGGCGCGGATGGGTTCGTCGAGGCGTTCGGTGAGCCTGACTACCGCCGTGTAGAGCAGCCTGACGAGTGCCGGATCAGAACCTTCGGATGCGGTGGAAACCGTCGGACTTGCATTGATCGTGTCGATTGCTTGTCCCGGGGAAATGGCTCCGCCTGCGGCCCTGCCGGGAATGTTGTAGAGAGCCGGGAGTACTTCGCCGAAATTGAAGTCTGCAAGGTTTCCCTGCCGCCGCACGGTTTCGAAGAGTCCGATGATAGGCCGGGCTGTGGGGTTCTTCATGGCATCGTTGGGTATGATGTACTCGAGTCCGTTCTCCCCTGTAATGACCGTAGGCCGCTCGACGTATCCCCGCTTGTCGGGCTCTACGGATGCCTGGAACTTTCGGCCGTCTTGAGTGCGTGCGACGAGCAGGCCGCCCTCTTCGGCTCCGGCGATTGGCGTTGCTGCGATCGTGGCGATTTGTGCAGCACCCATGGCGGCGGCGATTGCTGCCAGACCGAGGCGGGGAAGAGCTTCGGCTACGGCCCGCGCCGTCGCAATCGTAGCTTGAGCGAGATTTTGGGCCTTCTGGCGTTTGGCCTGCTTGATTTCCAGTTCCTCCTGTTTCTTGTCGTACTCCTCGTCCATGCGTTCGGTCTCGGCATCGTATTGTTCCTGAGTCATCAGCCCGGCATCGAGCCTGTTCTCCATGGATTTTTTGCGTTCGTCCTGGTTCTTTTTGAACTTTTTGAGCGAGGCATTCTCCTTTGCCGTCATCATTTTGTCGTAGCCTGAATATAGGGTCATCGCCATGTCGGCAGCCTCTGCGGCAGCCGTCAGGGCCATTTTCAGTTCGTCGGCCCCGGCCTTGCCGCTGGATATGTTTTCGAAGAACAGGCCCCAGTCATCCTGAGAGAACCCCAGGATGTCGCCCTGCCTGGTCGTGAACGAGTATCCCAGCTCCTTTACGGCATCCTTCGCCGCGGCGAGTTTGGCCGTGATGGTGTCGATCATTTCTTGGAGCTGCCGTTTTTCTTCGTCGCTCAGCAGTTCAGAATCGAGGTCTATCGATTTGAGAAGTCCTTCGGCCGTAGGAATGTCGATCTGTCCTTCGGAGAAAAGCGTCTGGACCTTTGTCAACATTTCGGTATAGTATTCGGTGTCGAAAGCTTTCAGTTCTTCGATCTGCTGTTTCTTGATCTTTTTGCGCTGTGCGGCGGTGAGCGTCGCTAAGGATAGTTCCTCTTTCTGCTGGTTTACCATCAGGTCCCGCTCCTGTTTGTAGCGATTCTCCTCGGTTTTCAGGGCATCAAGGGCCTGTTTGAGTTTTATCTCCGTGAGCTTGCGTGCATGGCTTCGGGCGAGTTGCTCGAGCATGGCCGTGTTCCCGGCATACTTTTTCTGCTGCTGGGCATAGAGAGCCTCCTCTTTTTCGACGGGATCGGTAATGCTGTCGATGCGTTGTTTCTCGATCTCTTCGAGGTCTTTTTGTTCCTGTTTCTTCTGTTGCAGGAGCAGGGTGGTGAGCTGCTCCTCGACTTTGAGGCGCTCCTTGCCTTTCAGTTCTCCGGAATTGAGACGCCTGTTCAGGGAATCGATGTTGAGTTGCAGGAGCTGGTCGTTGTACTCCTTTTCGGTGGCGATCTCCCCGTCGAGGAATCTCTTTCGGAGAGCAATGCGCTCGGCGATCTCCTTCTCGTCGAGATTTTTGTAAGCGGCCGCCGCCGCGGCTTGCTGCGCCTGCTTTTCCTGACGGAGTCTCTCCTCTTCTTCGCGCTGTTTCTTTTCTTCTTCCGCGGCGGCTTTCTCAGCCTCGCGCCGCTCGTTCTGGGCCGAGATCATCTCCTCCAGTTCCTGGCCGTTCAGGCGTTTAAGCTGTGCCAGGGCACCCTGTCGGATTTCTTGGGCATGGGCGATATTTCGCTGGAGTGCTGCTACTTCTTCGGAAGTCAAATCGCGTATGCGCCCAATATCACCGCCGAGCGAACCTCCTGTATAAGTAGTTCCTCTTTCGATTTGCGACTGAGCGTTCTCAATAATCTGCTGTTGTTTCTCCACCTCTTTTTCGAGGTCCTTGATCGAATCGGCATAGATGTATTTCAGACGGGCACGTTCGGATTCGAGAAACTGGTTTATTTTTGCCGTGTTGACCTCTATGGCGTTGCCGTATTCATCGACAGCGCTGATTGCCCCGGGGTAGGCATCGGCGAGTTCTTTGGTGACGGTTTTGAGCCGCTCGTGTTCGTCGGCATTCAGCTCGGTTTTGCTGCGGAGCGTTTCGTACTCCGAGACCAGCGGAGGGATGGTGCTTTCCAACGTGGCCACCCTGTCGAGCTGCTGGTCGAACTGGTCTATGAGGGATTCGCTGGGCCCGATCAGTTTGGTGACGCCTTCGATCAGCCCGGTGATCCCGTCGATTACGGCCTTTATGAATCCCTTGCTGTTGTAGAAGGAGAGCATCAGTCCCTCCCATGCGCTCTGCAAGAGTTTTACAGACCCTTCGACAGAGTCCAGCCTCTCTTCCTGTATGCGTTTGAGTTCTCCATCGACATCTTGCAGGCTGTCGCGGAGTTCTCCCATCGAACCGGCTCCCCGCAGGAACGTGTTGAACGCCGCCACGCTGCGCTTGTCGGTCAGGTCGAGTGTTTTGGCAAGGTCGATACCTTTGGCGTCGAGTCGCTGGAGGCCGTCGATCAGGTCCGGCAGGGAGCGTATGGGCTGGCCGAGTTCCTTGGCGAGCTTCCCGTTTGCATCGGCGAGGTTGAGCAGGATGTTGCGGGTTGCCGTCGCGGCGCTCGATGCGTCGAAGCCGCTGTTCGCAAGGGTTCCGAGCAGGGCGATGGTATCCTTAACGTCGAACCGGAACGTTTTGGCCACCGGCCCGACGATCGACATGGCGGTTTGCAGATACTCGAACGAGAGGGCGGACTTGTTGCACCCTACGGCCATTGTCGCCAATACGTCATCCGTCTCGGATACATCCTTGTCGAAGGCCCGAAGCGTTGCGCCGGCCAGCGCCGCGGCTTCCGGAAGATCTGCTCCGACTGCCGTGGCGAACTGCAACACGGGTTTTGTCATTTGCAGTATTTGCGGCTGGTTGAAGCCCAGCTTGGCCAGTTCGGTTTGCAGGTTCGTGACCTGGGATGCGGTGTATTCGGTCGTCCGTCCGAGTTCCAACGCTGATTTGGTGAGCCCCGTCATTTGGGAGACATGGACGCCGAGGATCGTCGAGAGATTCACGTTCGCCTGCTCGAACTCCCGGATTTTGTTGATCCCGCCGGTGAAGAGACTGAAGATGCCTTTGATGGCGTTGTAGTAGACGAACAGTTTTCCGACGGCAGCCTCTATTTTCCCGAATCCCAGTTTGTCGAATGCGCCCCGTGTTTCTTTTACCTTGCCGGTGAGTTCATTGAGCCGGGCTTGTGTACGCTTAATTTCGTTGTTTATTTTTGCTATTTTATCGGCCTCTTTTTCCGGACTAAGATGACTTGCTTCTCGTCTAAGATTCCTGATGTGTCTACTCAGTTCGTTAATGGTCATAGTCTCGATTTTCTGCTGCCGGACGAGAGCGTCGAGCCGCTGCTTAGCCTTGTCGGCGGATGCGGTCTGGTTGTCCAGCCGCTTTTTGAGATTGTCGTACTGGACGGTGTTCTGTTTGCCCTGGCGCTCCAACTCCGCCATCTCGGCGCGCGTCTTCCTGATGCTCTCCTGCCAGTCGTTGAAGGCGTCTTCGGCCTCCTTGATCTTTTTGCGGCCGTCGTCGCCGTTTACGATGATATTCAGCCGGAGGTCTTCCTCTCTGATTTTCGAAGCCATTACTGCGGGTTTTGTTCGTTAAACTGTGCTTTGATACGCTGGGCCACTTCGTCGGTGAAACCGTACAGGAGTTTGTATTCGATGTTGGCGAAGGTGTATTCGATGAACCGGTTGTGGATCTTGCGGTTCTGGCGAATCGTCCGGCGGCCCCGTTGCACGGCCTTCATGTCGAGGAACCGCTCGTAAATTTTATGGGTGAAGGCCAGTTTGCCGGAGAACTCGTCGCCGGAGGATACGTCGATCTTTCGTTGTGCGAAAAGGTTTCCGGAATGCGCATTCGTCTTTTCGCGGATGGCATTGCCCTGATAATACAGCAGGCGGTCCCCCTGTTTGGCGAGGACCTCCCGGACGAAGTGTTGCTCGACGAGTGAAGGCATGGCGGTTATTTTGGAACAAATGTAGCCGGCCATGCCCCCGTCGGAAAGGACAAAACGGGAGATGAAAAAGCCCCGCGGGGAGCGGGGCCGCGGAGGTTGTGGTGGTTTTCATAACATTGAGATTTAGCAATAAAAAACTGCGTTACGAGTTGCTCGGCTCTCAATGCAGGCCGTCGGGCGTTTCCGCTACCGAACTCGACGCAGTTAAATTTAATAATATACGGGTACAAAAAAAGCCGAAATAATTCGGCGGCATTGTACCGCATTGAGATTTAGCACTACAAATATAGTGAACTTTTCGGAAGATGCAAAAAAAGCGTGACGAAATGTCACGCTTTAGGGAACAATAGAAAGGGGGCTCTATTGCGATCACATCTGTAATCCAGGTGCGTCGGCGATCCACAGTAAGGATAGCCCGTTCATAATTGAACGTCAATATATAATTTCCCGCCCAATCCGCGCTCTACAATATCGAACAGCGTTTTGAGCGTAATGTTCTCACCGTCGTTTTCGACCTTGGAAATGAACGTGCGCTTTTTGTCGATTCGGTCGGCCAGTTGTGCCTGAGTCATCTCTTTTTGTTCCCGTGCCGTTCGGATTTTCAGCCCGATCCGCAATGCGTCGAGATCGCGTTCGATACGGTCGCGTTCTGGCGTGCCTGCCTCACCGTAATACTGATTCTTGATCTGATTTAATGTTTTTGTCCTCATTTTCGGTTTCGGGTATAAATCCGTTTTCAGACAGTCGAATGAACGCTCGAACGATATTATCGAAATCCGGATTATTTTCATGTATTAGCAAGGATGAATAGATGTCGTAATATTCAGACCTATATTGTTTGTCCACCTTGCAAATCGCTGTGTCGTGCAGACGGGTATACCATTGTTGAAATAGCCTGTTTCTACCTTTTTCCCGATGATCTGTGTTGTCGCAGACAATCACGACGGCATTATTGTTGTTTTTGAAAATCTCTCCGATTATCGCGCAGATTGTATCTGCAATTCTGTCATCTTGCGGAATATTTGCTTCTACTCGGGTGTCGAAATTGAATGTGTATACGTTCTCGAAAAGGTCGTCATATGCGGTCATATCGAGGAAATACGCAACATATACAACACCAGCCTTTGTTGTAAATTCGTATGTTAATTCACCGCAGAGTTTGTAGCTATAAGGGTGTAATGAATCGTACATGGCGTTCTTTGGCAATTTTTTTCAAATCGCCACCTTCACGAATGCACTTGTGGATAGCCTTTTTGTCTTCCACCATTTTTTCCAAAATGCTGGTCGGTTTGGTTTTCTCGGTTTTCATTGTGCGATTTGCTTTATATTTCATAACGCGAAAGTAATTTATAAATTACATTTGTGCAAGTATTTTGCCGGAAAAACAAAAACGCCCCGATTTTTTCGGGGCGGATATGAAATCGCGGGGAAACCTATCGGATCGTTATGGTCGCGCACCACCCGTTCCAGCCCCCGAAAACGTTGTATTCGGGAGTCACAACGATCTGCTCGATTTGCATTCCTGCCAGATAGGGGCATGCCCCGTTGTCCGATTCGCGTATCGCCCTGCGAAATGCTTCGAGTGTCGCCGTCATCAGGCCGTGCAGCCGCAGATATTCGTCTATATCCACGATTTTACCGGAGGCCATCCCGGCGCCTTTCGAGAGTATCCAGACGATGACGGCGTTCTCTTCGTAGTGAACGTCCACATTCTCCATGTCGATTTTCGCCCCCGGGAGCGTCATGATCATCTGTGCTTCCGTTATGGCGGCGTTCCCGAGAATCTTGGTCGCAGAACTTTCGTCTACTACGGCATTTGCCTCCCGAATTCCGGGAATCCGGAGTGCGGCGAGGAATCGGATGAGTTTAGCGGTGTTTGCGAGCAGCAGCATCGTTTCGTTTTTTATAGTGGTATAATAGGGAAAGGATTTCGATCATCCCCTGCCGATCGGTCTCTTCGATACTTCCGAAGATTCGTTTCTCTGCCAAGTCGTAAAGCAGGGTAATCCACCCGGGAGAGTCCCCGTCTTTCTCGGATGTGTCGGAACTGAACAGTTCGGCGAAGGAGATCTTCTGGCTGCCGATGACGAAGCGGCCGGTCTGCATGTACCTCACGCATGCGGAGAACCAGAGCAGCACGAGTTGTTTCTGCCACGGCTTGAAGCGGCGGCAGAGGTTGGCGTACCGGTCGAGCGTATCGGGCGAGTAGGGGACGACGCGGCGGCCGGAGGGCTGGATCGGGCCGGCCGGCCGGTAGAGACATGCGAGCATCCGGTCGAGATGGTGCTCGTCGTTGGTTTGCAGATAGAGCTGCATTTCGTCCGATGCCCCGCGGAACTCTGCGAACGAAATATCCAGCAGAGCCTCCGCCGGGCCGAAGAGCCTTCGCCAGCCGGTGCGCACCGAAGGCCAGAAGTTGCGCACGGAGTCGAACCGGATCTGATAACCGTCGGATGTTTTTTCCAGAATGCCGCCGAGAAGTTGATCGCAGAGGAGAGCGACCTGTTCGGCCCGTCGTTCGCGCTGCGCCGGCGTCTCGGGATGCCATGCTGTTCGGATCGCACTCCGGAGTGTCCGGCGGATTCTGCACAGTTTGTACAGAACCCTCACCCGGAACTCGTCGATGGACATAAGCCCCGCGCGATGTTTCGCCAGGCATTGCATGATGTAGACGACCTGACGGCCGGTCATCTCGTCGTACGTCGCCGGGATGCTGATTTCGATACCCCGGCCGGGAATTTCGAGTGTGTTCATCCGGCGGTGAAGTATTTGTTTCGGGGATCGTTCTCGGGCAGCGGATCATATTGGGCAGCAACGTTGCGCCGCTTGGTTACGGCCTTTTGGAGCTCGGTGAGGGCATTCGAGGTTTCTTCTTCGAGCGTGCGCAGCAGGTATCGTGTTGTCAGGATGTCGGCCGGTTCATTCGCTTTTCCTCCTTGGAAGGATGCCGAGAAGCGGCGTACGACAGCGTCCGGAAGGATTTGCACCGACATCCGCTTTACGGCGGTCTGCACCGCATAGAGCGGTATGCACTTCTTTGCGGCTGCGGCGATCTCCTCGAGGTTGTCCTCAGCAGTATCCCCTGCGAGAATCTTCCGGAAGTTTTCCTCCCCGACGACCCGCACGATCTTTCGCTCCTGGCATTCGATCATGAAGGGCGCGAGCAGATAGAACGTGTGGTAGGAGTTCTCGATCGGGAATACCTCTTGGAATTCATCCAGCGAACGCACGAGGGATGCTTTGAGCCGTTTGAGTACCGGAGCTTGCTGCCATTCCGGGATGTCGTTCTCCTCGAAGAGGCGGTACATGGCATCCAGCAGCCGGTGATAACGGTCGAGCAGGGCCCGGTTGTCCATTTCGATCTGCCAGCGCCACGGGATAGACTCGTTTTCCTTGTCGAGTTTCACTTTGCGTCCCTCGTCCTCATGGCCTACGGTGTTCTGCTGATAGAAGCGGTAGACGGCCAGCGCTGCGACCGGAAGTCGGACCGCACGGGCTATCAGCGCTTCGGGGTTGGAGCCGGAAGTTTCGAATGCCGGAGAATTATAGTAGGTTTCGACCCGCGCGAAGAGCTCGCTGCCGATCATGCGGCGAATGTCCGCCTCCGCCAGTGCGATCTCCGTGGCGATTACTGAGTAGCGGTTGGTCTGGTAATAAATGCCCAGCAATTCCTGAAGTTCGGCCGGACCGTCGTTGTCTTTGTTGAAAAGCATGGCATCAGTTGTTTTTCATACGTTCGGATTCGGAGATTCCTTCCTCGGACATGACTACTGCATGGTAAAACCCGAGCTGGTAGCGGGTTCCGGGGAAGTTGTAGGCGATGGCCTGGTTGATGGGACCGAGGATTACCCGCTCGGGGATGCGCGTGTCGAAATGCAGGAACACCTTGAGGGCGTAGAGCATTTCGGAGCCGCTGGCAAGTTTGCCGTTCACCATGATGTTCGTCAGCGAGGGGTGGAGTGCCATGCCTGAAGTAATCGCCGAGGACGCTGCCTCGCTGATCTTAAGCTGCGCCTCCACGAAGTCCTTGATCTTCTGGTCTACGGGCTCGATCTTCCATGTGATGAGATTGTTGTCGTCATCATAGGAGTCGATGGATTCGAAGAATTTCCCGGCGTTCTGTTTCCCGGAGAGGGTTTCGGTCAGTGCGTCGAGGATCTTCTTTTTGGCCTGTTTGTAGCGGGCTTCGATCTCCTCGGGCTGCTCTTCGGGATACTTTTCCCGAAGTTTTTCTTCGATCCGGTCCCAGTATCCCTGCGGGGAGTGTACGTGATAGGCCAGATTCAATCCGTTTTCGGTTACATGCCGGAAGATCATCGGGATGTCCGAACCGCGGAGAATCCAGCGGATGGCACCCATGAATCCGGGCGTAGCGTAGAAATTGCGTCCGAAAGCATAGGTGTAGTTGTAGGATGCCGAAATCGGGTAGCGGCCCGGATCGGTCGGATCGAATACGGGATAGCTCCGCAGTCCGGAATTCACACAAGCCGTTTCGAAATCCCCGACGAGGATGTGCCGCACGTCGTCGATATTGCGGGAGTCGGCCCATTCGAGGCGGGCGTCTTTTGCGCTGACGAACTCCAGTCGGGCGATGCGGCGGCCGTGTCCCGGCAGGCGGTATCCGCGTTCGAGGGGATGGATGGCGAAGAACCCGCCAGTATGGAGATAGTCCGTCGCGGCCTGGTCGATGAAACGATCGTAGTCCCAGGATCGGAGCCATGCGGAGATGTTCGGATCATCGACCCAGCGGCGTGTGATCTTGCCGCCGTCGAAGGCGTTTTCGTAGAGAAATGCTCCCTGCCCGGTCAGCAGGTTCTGTTTGCGGTGGAGTACCCCCGGAGCGAGGTTGTTGCGGGCCATGATGTCACGGATCATCACGGGAAAATCGTTGTTGATGCCGTAGGGGACGATCTTGTAACCACGCACGGTCTGATAGGTTTGCTCCCAGTTGCCTCCGCCGTCGGCCGCCATGTCGAAGATGTAGCTGTCGAGACTGCTTCGGGGGCTGGTCGAGAGCGATATGGCCTGACCTCCGAAGTCGAGGATAACGGCCGAATCGGAGAGATGTCGGATTTTCGGTTTCTTGCCGGTTGTTTGTTTCTTCATTGTAAAACTACTTTCTGTCCGTTGAAGATCATCAGGAGCGGCCGGTAAAACCGGCGGGCTTCTCCGGTGTCGAGGTCCACGTACTCCTCGAGCAGTTCGGCGAAGCGGTTCCCGTCGGCATGGGGCCGCGGGCGGAGTCGGGCATGCCGCACATCCACGATCCCGCGGCTATCCTGTGTCGATGTGGAACACGACATGAAGGAAAAGGAGAACGGCTCCTGGCGATCCGAGAGTTCCCGCATCTGTTTGATGGCTGCATACAGATCCATGACGCAAAAATACCTGCTGTTTGGTGGGATGAAAGGACAAAAGACAAGGTCACAATTTGTGATATTGGATTAGGTGTTGTCTGTAGATTTCACTATCTTTGCCCTTACATAGAGGTTGAGATCCATCGGAGGAAACGATGAATTTCTCCTGTTTCGGGGAGTTTGGGTGCGTCAAACTCCCTCTTTTTATGCGTTTATGGGAGAGAAACGGGGCGATTCCCGTTTGAAAAAAGGCGGTTTTTGCATGGTTTTTCAGAGTTGATTCGGCGTAATACGCTGGGAATTAACCGAATAGGACCGAATGCTCGAAAAAACGGTTGTTTTGTGTGCGAGTTGAGCCCGAGCCGCTCTCTCCTCCTTGTGCAATTGCACGCCTCCCGGGAAGGTGAAATATGATACTTCGTCCCGGATGGAACAGGTACGAAAAAGCCCCGCGGGGAGCGGGGCCGGTGCATAGAGGGCGGAATCGTGTTCGGGGATCAGCAGGCCGGGGCGTCGGCTTCGTGCTGCCCGTCGAATAGTTCGTCGGCCATGCGGTAGGCGACCAGTTTTGTGAAACCGAGTCTGGTGTTGGTCAGGTCTTTTTGGGAAATAATGCAAAAACGCCCCGAAAAAATCGGGGCGGGCGTTTCAGATCTGTTTAGTGTCAAATAAAGCAATACTATGAAACGCTTATCTTCATCAACTTTTTAGCGATGTCTTTGAGTGCGAAGTTTAGAGTTTGCTTTTCTTCGTCAGTAAATTTTGCAGGTTTGCCATTGACAATATTCCCGTTTACGCGCTGGTAGAGCCACTCTTTGGTTTTGCCGAAGTACTCTTTGGCTATATACGACAGCGATATAACGGGGAGTATATCCTTTATCTGGTCCTTGATGATGGCCTCTTTGGCCCGCTCGTTCGTTTCGGTTATCTGGGCTAAAACAGCCTTGGCAACCCCCTCGGCATCAGTGTCCATTTCGGCGCGGATTTGGTCGAAAATAGCTTCCCGTTCGGCTTCCGTTCGGGCCGCTATGTAGCGATCCTTGAAATCGTCCATTTTCGCTTTAATATCCATATTTTTCGGTTTTGATTCCCCGCCCTCTCACGGCGGGGATTTGTTTTACATCATTTTAATTGATTCGACCAATTCGTCGATTTTTGCCTCAATGAACGGGATTATGTTGTCGGCCCCGTTCCGGCCTTTGAGTTCATTGAAAAGCCGCAAATAATAGATCAGCTCCTTTTCCAACTCCTTTTGTTCTTTGCTTGGGTTCATAGTTCATTTGCTTTGTTTGACGATACAAATATAATAATCATTTAATTATTATGCAAATATTTTGCCGAAAAAAAATAGAAAACGCCCCGATTTTTTTCGGGGCGGGAACCGTATGGTGTTCGTCAGCCGGTTTTAGATTGCAGCATCGACACGGATCGGCCGCGTGCCTTTACGGGTCAAAGCCACCCAGGTCTTGCGCATCACGAGGTATTTGAACGCGTCGGACATGTTGGTCGATTCCATCGGCAGCCTCTCCGGCGGGAGTTTTTCGCTTCGTTTATCCTTTGCAATCTGATCCTTGTCGGTTTTCCGTGTCTTGGCGCCTTCGAGCGACGCTTTAAGGGGTCGGCAGTTGTACGTGTCGATCAGAATGGCCGGAAGGTGGGGATTCCGTCCGGATAGGAGTTCCTGCATGTAGACGTACTCGTCAGCCTGGCCGATGTTGCCTTGGTTCCTGGATTTGAGAATCACTTTCCATCCGGTTCTCCTGCCATCGGCATCGCGTTCGATGGCCTCCTTGATTTTGGAGGCCAAATCCTCTTTCTGGCGCCGATAGTTGTTTCCGGCCCGATCGTAGTAGAGGTTTATGGTTTTCTCTTTGTGTTGTGCGAAATAGGCGAGGAAATCATCCGCCAATTCCCGCAGGAACGCCGGCGGGAGTACGTAGAAGGTTTTGAGGCATCGGAGGATGTGTCCGTCGTCCTGTGCCACGACCATCGACTGCATATTCCCGAAATCCATTCCCACGTCGAGGGCGCGCTTGGGATCGAGATAACGGAGGACGCTGCAATCTTCCCGATCCCGCAGGCCGAATGCGTTTTGTACCGACAGGATATTCCCGTCGTCGAAGAAGTGCCGTTCTCCGAGGTTGGCATAGAAGCGCATTCCAGCTTCGAGTCTGGGGCGCATGGAGAGGATCGCGGCGTTCACATCCGCGAGCTGTGTAGACATCGCATCTTCGAGATATTCGAGCGATAGAATGTCTACGTTGACATACGAGGATGCCAGCAGAAATACGGTGCGGGCCTTCGGGTGCTTGCGCAGTTCGTACCAGTCGGCATACCATCTGTTGAGCGTGCGGAGCTTGTTGCGGTATTCTTTCCGGTCTTCGTCCGTGCGGGTCTGCATGAACCGTTCTTTTGCTGCGATATATTCCTGCGTCGCCTCGTTCACCACAAGGGCCGTTTTGTAGAGTGTGAGCACCATCTCCTTGTCCATGTTCTTGAGGTCCTTGAATATCCAGTCGTACTCCCCGACATTGGAAGCGTTCGGCATGTCCGTCGTGAAGGTGCGCCCGCGGTAGAACGGTGATCGCCCGAATTGCACCCGATATCCTCGCACGGCCTTCAGGAGGTTTGCGATCTTCTCTTCGGGAAAATATTTGGCTTCGTCGCCGAACACATGGACGTAGGAGCGGCCTGCCAAGGAGGCCGGGCGGTCGAGTGATCCGAATGTCAGGTTGAATCCCGTGAAGAAGATGATCGTACGCTTGTAGCTGACGATCTTATTGAACGGCTTCCAGAAATGCGGGCGGAGCCACTGGGGGAGATCTTCGCATTCCTTATCCGAGTATTCGGGCGGTTGTTTTTCGATGATGAAGTGCGTATTTTCCTGGTACCCTTTCCTTTCGAGTCCTTCGAGGACAGTGGGCAATACATTTGCTTGCAGGTTGGTGAAAGTATCTGCTACCCATGCTGCGGGGGCTCCGGGCATGTCGTACATCATTGCGATCAGCCGTTCGACCTGAATTTCCGAAGTTTTTGCCGATCCGCGTCCTGCGATCAGCGCGAGGTTGGTCGGAAGGATCATCGCCAGGAACTGCGCGAGCCAGTTCATCAGCACCTCGGCGACATAGGGCTTTGCCCCTGTTTTAATTTTGGCTCTGTTCGGCATATGCGATGAATTCTTCGATGTTTACGTCCTCGATGAATGCGTCGTTGCGGACGCGCCGCCGTTCCCGCTCGGGAATCTGAAGGGCTGCGATATGCTGTGCGAGTTGCTGGCGGTTGACCTTGGGGAGTCCCGATATTTCGGGCGTCAGCGAGAATACACGTATCGGGCGGAGGTACATGGCCGCGGGGAGTTTCTGGATATCTTCCCTGTCGAGTCCTCGGGCGGCGCGGCTTTTCATCATCAGATCGCCTGCGATCTCGAAATCTTTGGCCGACTGTGCCGTGTCTGCCACCTGCACGGCCCAGTCGTAGAGCATGTCGGCGTATTTGTTCCGCAGGGCCTCGCGGTCGCTGTTCCGGTTGGAATAGAAAAGTGCGTCGGCCTGTTCGTAGAGATCCACTGCTTTCGCATAGGTCATTCCGTATTGAGCCACCAGCAGTCGGACGGTGTTTCGTTTTCCGAACTTCCGGTCGAGAGAGTTGATCGTAGAAAGGAGTTCGAAGAACGTCTGTTCGTCTCTCGAAAGGCTTGCGGAACACCCCGATGAAATGTATTCGTTGAGCTTCTCGTAGATTTCCTTGTCCTCGAATCCTCCGAACAGGTCGAGTTTCGACACCTGAAAGGCTTTTTCGCGTCGAATCCGGCCGAGTTGCTGAATGGATGGGACATCGCCGTTTTTGGCGTTGGCGTAGAGTTTGAGCGATATGTCGGCTGCGACGCGGATCTGTCCCTGTTCGATCAACTGGCGAACGATGCTGCCGGCATCACTGGCTTCGGCGATGAACTGTTCGCGGTCCACCTTGAAGTAATCGGCGATCTCACGGAATGTATAGTTCAGTCCTGCCAGTATGCGAATTTTCTCCTGATGCTCCGGGGTGAATGTCGCGCCGATCTTATCCCGGTCGTATAATTTATTTTTTGCGGGCATAGGCGGCAATGATTTTGTCTACTTCGAGGAGCTGTGCTTCGTATTCCGCGAGCAACTCCTCGCGGTTTTCCCGAAGATGCGGTTTGTCGTTCTTTTCGATGACTTTGCGCAGCCACCAGACGCGGTATTGAAGCCGTTTCTGCGCCTTGAACAATTCGGGGATGGAGAGTTTTCGGAAAGCGCGGATTTTGCGCAGCCGTTCGAATATCGGATGCACTCCGAGAGGCGTGCGGTGTCGGAGGTAATGGTCGAGTTCTTCGAAGATCTGTCGGTTTTCCAGATAATTGTCGAGAACTTTCCGGGCTGTTGTGTAGCATTCTTCGGGGGATGTACAGTCGAACAGCGCTGCGTGTGCCCGCGTGTAATTCTCCCATGCTGTCAGTTTGTCGGCCGCGAGGATTTTGAGTTCGGGCGGGCATCCTGTTTCCCGGAGAAAGGGGTACTGTTCCCGGAATTTGGGCCGCGGGGGCGTCTGCTGCTCTTCTTCGGTAATGCCGGGGTCGATTCCGGTGAGGGTGCAGAGTTTGGCGATAAGCATCGGCCGGTATTTCGACGGGTTGGCCGCGACCATCTGTGCGAAATGGCGGTTGGCGCTTATCGAGGAAAAGAGCCGGAGCCCTGCGTTGATCCCGGCTCCGGCTCTTAACCATTTGCGAACGTCCTCTGCAATCCTACCGTTTGGCATATTCCTCGAGATAAGGCTGTGCTGTGGGGAACGCTTCGGGCGTCACGCATACGAACTTGCGCAGACGCAGGAAGTCGATCAGCACCGCGGGGCAGAAGTCGGGCCGGGTGACATATCCCACGGCATTGCCGAACGAGAATGCCACCTGATTGGGAATCTCCCCGGCGTGCGCGATCTCGTTGTAACGCCCGATGAAATCCTCGTCGGCAGGCGGTACCGGGTCGGTGAACTCTTTGAGCGTATCGACGAGATGCTCTTTGGTCAGGAGCATCGGGAGTCCGGTGTGTTCGGCCGTTTTGCCCTTGGGGAGAACGCGCCGGCGGTAGAGACTCAGGTCCGCGAGCGTCATCCTGGCCGTTGGGAAACATCCGTGCGGCACGAAGATGAATTCGTCAGGAATCAGGTCGTCCGCTATGATGTTAGCCATCGTTTCGGCTAACGACAACACCGGGACGATGCGGATGTCGGCCGGCACCGCAGCTTTCTGCCACATGCGGAGCATGAGTTCTGCCATTGCCCCTGCGGCTGCGATTACGATGACCGTGCGCTCGGAGATTCCGAACGCCTGGGATGCAACCGATGTTCTGGTATCCGCATCTTCTGGTTTGGCGGGTTCGGCCGGAGCGTCGCGGCCGTCTTGTTTCGAATTAATATCCCGCACTTCCTCTTGGACGCCCGTATCCCCGGCGGCCTTTGGGGCCGTCGGGGTTTGGATTATCGTTGCTTTTTGGGTCATGGGAGCTGCGTATTAAGCGGTTTCACCTCCGGCGTCGGACTCGACCTCGAACTCCTCGACTGCGGGGAGATCTCCGGAGATGTCGATCGGGAGGTATTTTTCGGGAGATGCACCTTTGAAGGTGATTTCGCGTTTGTTGGCCTCCTTGTTGTCGGTGTAGGTGATCTCCGAGAAACAGAGGGGGCAGCACTTGGAGCCGTATTTTCGGGAAATCCCGCCCTCGCAGGTCTGATGGAACGCTACGACCGAGCGGTTCGCCAGCAGGGAGATCACGCCGTCGGCCGCGGCTCCGGGATATGCCCATTTGATCCCGTGCGTGAATCCGATGGAATCGGTCTCCCCGGTTTTCTCGATGGCGGGTTCGATGGTTCCGGATGTGGCGTAGAACTTGATGCCTTTGGCGCCGGTTTTGAGCGCGAACTCCTCGGCCGTGTAGGCTGTCTTCCCCAGCTGGATGTCGGGTTCTTTCTCGATGTCGTCGGTGAAGTACAGATACAGGAATTCACCTTTGGGGGTCGGAACCCCCGCGCCCGGTTCGGGGCGGGGGACTGATTTGATTTGCTGTGCCATAGTCTATTCGAAATTAAGCGGTTTCCTCGTCACCTCCGGCGTCGGGGTCGGGATCTGTCGTCTCGGTTCCGGCAGATCCTCCGTGCGTCCACACGCTGCCTTCGGCCACGATGTCCGAAGAGTCTGCGATGATGGCTTTCGTCGGGTCGTAGTCCGCCGGGACATATACGTACATGGCCTCGCCGATGCGGAAGCCGACCGAGAGCGAGAACTCGCCGATGATGTCCACGTCGTAGTGGTGCTCTTCGATCTTCTGGATGATGTTCGGGGCCTTGTTGATGTCCACGAGTTCCACGAAGTTCTCCTTGGGAGTGGCGAAGAGCATCGGCGAGTTGTACATGGAGAGCAGCGGGACGAGCGTGAACTTGGTGAACCGCACCGAGTTTCCGATCGTTTGGCCTGTGTACTTGCCGTTTACGGCGAAATCTTGACGCTGGTAGTGCAGCACCATCTGCTCGGAGCAGAAGATCGGCAGGTTGCCTACGAAATACTTGCTGATGCCATCCACGTAGGCATGGAATGCATCGAGGAACTCTTTGCCTTCGAGCGTGAAGAGGTTCACAGCGCCCTTGAAGAAGTTCATCTTGGCCTTGCCGGTCTTGAGATCCTCGCAGATGATGGTTTCGAATCCGTCCATGGCCTGCGCGGCGTCGCGTCCGGCGTCACCGTCGTTCTGTCCGGCGGGAGCGGCTTCGTACTTGCCCTTGCCGACCATCTTACGCGTGAGGTCATCCTGGATCTTGGGCAGGATGTGCTGCTCGACGATGTATTTGGTGATGGGCATCTGCGCGAAAGTGGTGTTCTGCTGGTAGAGATACAGAAGCCAGCTTTTGAGAATCTGCGTGGGCTTGATGCGCACGTTGATCTTGTGGCGGCGGTAGGGGATGCGGATCGGGGTGAACTTGGCCTGTCCCTTCGGAGTCCATACGTCGGTGAACTCCTGAACTACGGAGTCGATCAGGGCTGCCGATGCGATGTAATCGGTGTCGGACTGCACCATCGTCATGTGGACATGGTCGGGGAATCCGAGGTAGATTTCCTTGGTGAGGATGTCGATACGCTGTTTGGGCGGCATCGCCATCGAAAACTCCTTGTTGAGTTCCGCAACGTCGAGGGTGGGGGTGTCGGCGGCCCCATAGATGCGGCCCTCCTTGAGCATTGCCGCAACCTGCATGTTGTGCAGGGCTTTCATATCGACCATAATGGCCGGGGCGGGAACCGATGCGGCTCCGGTCGGGGCGGGATGAGGTTCGGGGAGCTTGGCCAGACGGTCGCGCTCCGCCTCGGCGCTCTTCTGCGCCGCCATCGCGGCAGTGAGACGGTCGTTGAGATCCTTTGCGTCGAGATCATGCGCCTCTTTGAGTGCCATGAGGAAATTGACGCCTTTCTGTGCGTCGTCGTCATCGCCTGCGAGCGCCTGCTCGAAAGCAGCGATGGCACCTTCGCCGAATTTCTCAACGGCGACGGCCCGCTGTTCGGCAGTGAGGATCGGCTTGCCGCTCTCGTCTTTTGCGAATTCGGCCGCTCCTACTGTCTTCAGAATGGCCTTTGAAATAGTTTTGAGAAAAGACATGGTATCAAATGGATTGATTCGGTTTCGTGGAATCGATGGCCGCCAGTGCGATGACTTCCTCGAGTGTCATCACGCCGTCGGCGAGACCGTTGGCGACAGCCTGATCTGCGTAGAAAACGTCGCCGGTGAGAACTCCCGGAGCGTCTGCCGCGAGGTTGGGCCGGTTGGCCTTGATGTCGGTATGGAAGATCGATACGATGCGCGAGAGATCCTCCTTGTAAACACTTTCGTCCCCTTCCTGAAGACGGCGGTAGGCTTTGTTCTTGTCGGGCGATTCATCGGCATAGATCATGTGGATCTTGTATCCGTTCTTCTCGAGATCTCCCGGTGCGGTTTCCATGACCTGGGCGAGGGCCCCGATCGAGCCGACCATGGATGCCATCGTGTTGTCCATAAATATACGCTCGGCCGCGGATGCGATCCAGTATGCCGCCGAACAGCAGTAATCCGAGTGCACGAAGATCGGTTTTCCGCAACTCCTGAACTCGTCGATGGCTTTCAGCATGCAGGGTATAGCATCGACACAACCACCTCCGGAGTTTACGGCCAATACCCCCGCTATGACCTGGTCGTCATGTGCGGCGCTGCGTATTGCCCGGGCGACGGTCTCGGTACCGTAACTGCACCATGTATCCTCTTTGAGGAGCATCCCTTTGAGCGGAAATACCGCGACGGCCCCGTCCACCTTCTTTTCGGTGTCGGGGGCCTCGGGATTTTCGGGAGCGTCCTGGACAAGTTGGACGGGATAGGCCGCTGCTTTTTTCTCGAGGTCGATCTTCCCACCGGCGAGGATGCGCTGTCCTACGGCGAGGATTGCGGCGTCCACGAGCCATGGATGACGGTATAGGGAGAGTGCGACTCGGATGTCGGGCATAATGCGAATAGTTTACTCGATGCAAACTTACTCGCAGGCGGGGGCTATGGAAAGGACCTTTTTATGCGCCGTGGGTTTGGTCCTGGACTTGTATTCAATGGTTATGACCACCAAATGCTCTTCTTTATGCGTCGGTTGCGCCGGGATATCTTCGGTTCCGATGATATAGTAAGCCTCGGTTGTCCGGACCCGGAAGATGCAGGGCTCGTGGAGTTGACGATCGTCCCGCACGAGTGTTGCGGTGATCTTTGTAGTCCAGAGGAGTCCCGGTGTCTCTTTTTTGGATGAGATTTCGATGGAAGCGCTCCCGGGTGAGAGTTGCAGCTCCCGAAATGGGGCCTCCGGGGTAAAGGCTGACTTGACCGAGAGGCGGACGATGGTTTTGCGTGGCATTTTATTATCAGTTAAAAAGTTAAAATCGCTATTAAAACTAAATTTATTTAACAATGGCTATTCCGAAGGTTTTTCGGGCCCTTCGATCCGGTCGTTGTTGTAGCGTGCTTTGTTGTAGAGCGAGGATACTAAACGCTCGAAATCTTTGAGTTGTTCTCGGTAGATCCGTTTGCCGAGTGTTTCGGCAAAATCTTCGGCGAACAGTTTCCTGCTGACGATGAATGCCTCAATGATCTCCCGCTTCTGGATATTGCGTTTGCTGCCCTTCAGGTAGTAGGCATTCAAATCCAGGTTGAAGATCGTGTCGAGGAGTACGTTGAGCCGGGCTGCGTCCTGTTCGGTGAAATAGAGATGGTAGAACTCGGCATTTTGCGAACAGATGTTCTTCGGGAGTTTAAGACGCGCTGTGAATCCGTCGTTTCGGACGGGAACCTCTGTCGGCGATCGGCGGACAAGAGCGACCAGCAGACGCCCGAAGTCGTTTTTCATTGTCACATGATGAGTCCCGTCCGGATTGCGGATAAACAGATAATCCAGATAGTTAAAAAGGATTTTGTTTTTGATGTTGAGTTTTACGATCATAAGGGTTATGTTTGTGGAGTCGTTTCTTTTCCCAATACATAGGGTTGAGCCTCACGAAGGTATCTTTATAGATGTCGATCTGCATTTCACCATCCTCGTCGTCGAAAGCGCCTCTATCGGCGAGGTACTGGCAGATGCCGATGAATCGTTCGACATTGTGCGCGATGTCGGCAATTCGAACCCAGTGCCACGGCGGATACCGGGCCAGTTTCGGGATCAACTTTCGGGAGTATGTTTCGATCTCCTTGGGTGTGATGTCAAGATTTTCCATATCGTTCGCGGTTGTAGTTTTGCAATGCCGTCTCGATCTGTTCGGCGATGTCGCATCTGCGGGCGGGAATACATTCGAGCAGTCGTGGAATCTTGTAGATCGGTTCTGCACGGTTGAAATAGTAGACGTATTCGAGTCGCCGGTTGTAGGTCTCGATCAGTCGGCAGAGTGCTTCGATCAACTCGACCGCCCCGTCTGCACCTTCGAGGCCGGGAACCTGTTCCCGGATGTAGGCATAGAGGTTTTCCATCCGTTCGACGTAATCCCATGCCAGTTCCTCGGAGTAGCGGGCGAAGACTCGATAGGCCGGCTCCGTCACGGAGAAAACGATCTCTTCGGCCTGACGATGCCGGCGCTTGATCTCATGTCGGAATTTTCCCGCAGCCTTGAGTCCGTCTTCGAGATCGAGCATTGCATAGGGCAGCGCCAATACCATCACGAGCATGTCAACGGCGATGGCGGCCTGCTGCTGTTCGACCTTGCTCGGCCGCTTCGGCAGTCGGTGCGGGGTCATGGCTTGGATGGCCATGCGGCGGCGGAGCTGCGCCGCCTTGATTTCTCGGGATGTCATATAATCAGGCGTGAAGGGTAGGCGGCTATTTCGGGACTCGGGGATGCCGTTTCCTGTAATTCCCGTTCAAACTCTTCGATGCGTGCTTCGTCCCGTCTCACGGCTATCCGGGGTATGAAGCAATGGACTCGGATTCCGGAGTCGGTTTTTCCCTCCCAGATACGGGCCGGAATTCCGTTCAGGGTAACGATTTTGTCGGTGTTTTCGATTGTGATTTTCATAGTTGGACTTTTTGTGTTGTTTTTCAGGTGATTTTATTTCGTCGATAGCTGCGGCTGTTGCCTCACTCCATGCGGTCGCTACCTGGGTGACGACGGCATTGCCGAGGAATTTCTTCTGTTCCTCCTGCGATCCGATAAGCACGTAATCGTCGCCGAATCCCTGGATGCGTTTCATCTCGGGGATGCGCAGCATTCGCATCGTGACGTCAACGATGCCATAGAGGATGCAGAACTCTTTCACGCGCACCATTTCGGGAATGTCGTCCGGTTTGATTGTCCAGGCTGGTACTCCCTGCTCGATGGATACCAGATAAGGCGGACGTTTGTCCATCCGGGCGATCAGCGTGAAACAAGGCGCATCCACAGAGCCGCCGGCGGACCGGTATTGCGGATTCAGCAGGTAGTGGGCGTTTACGATACGCTGCTTGGGGTTCGTCAGCAGCGCGCCGGTTGGTTCGTCCACTCCGGAGAGTTGCCCGCCGCCGGGATAGTAGTTGGTGATAAATGGCTGCACCAACTGGAATCGGTCTTTAGTTGTCAGCGTAGGGGCCGGCCGTTCGACGGGTGAGTTGTATCCGTTTCCGTAGTATGCCGATACGAAGGCGTGGTGGTCGATTGTCGTAACGGTTCCGGCCGGGCCGTCAATGGGGATGTTCTTGCCCGCAGGCTGTCCGCTGAACTGCTTGGACAGGAAATCTACACGGGCTACGCCGAGCCGGTTTTGTGTCGCCACGGTCGGGCATGGAGCGTCGAGTCCCGGAGCGATGTATTTGCCGGACTGGTTTCGGGAGTTGTATTTGACGAGGAAAGCGTCTTTGCCTCCTGCGACGAATTTCACCAGCCCGGCGTGGATGCGGTCGAGTGTTGCACCGACGAGTTGCCGGCGGCGATCGAAGATCGACTCACCGCGATCCTCGAAGTCGAGGCATTCCCGCACGGGCCGCCACGGCGCGAGCGGTTCGGTGAAAAGGTCGCGTGTCTGCTCCGGATTTCGGGTGTGCGTCTGCCGCGGCCACGCCATCGGCAAATCCGGCCGCGCGAACTGCCCGAAATATCGTACCCGGGATGTGTAGGCCCCGAAGTCGGCAGCATTGAGCACACGGTGTTCGAACCGGTAGCCGTGGGCGCATACCTCCTCCACCCAGCGGCGGTAGTGTATTCCCTTGTGCTCGGGGTCGGGAACCCACACCGGGGCGACGGTTGTTGTCCGTCGCTTGCGGTCGTGTTTGATGTCGAGCGGACAGAAGGCCGCACCGTCCGGGCCGACGCTCTCCTTGACGATGAGCGGCCCCCATTCCATGAACTCGACGACATTTTCGATCTGGATATAGTCGGGGCGCAGCTCTTCGATGTAGCGAAAAAGGTGATCGGCCAGCGTGCGGCTGTCGGCGTCGCGCGACATGCCGCCTTTGGCCCGGGAGTGGTTCGTGCATTCCAGCGAGGCCCAGAGCACGAGTTTCGCACCGGGGTGCTTCATGCGTTCTCGGGCGACGTGTACTTTCATCGGTCCGAGATCGAGTGTGCGGATGTCCTCGGTGAAGTGGCGCGTGTGCGGGTGATTGGCCGCATGCGAGAGGATCGCATTGGCATCGTGGTTGACGCATGCGATGACTTTCGCACACTTGCGACCGTCGATCTGTGCCCGCTCAACGCCCGTCGAGGTTCCGCCGGCACCGCAAAAAAGGTCGATGTAAAGGAGTTGCATGGCTATAATCCTTTCATTGTTTCTTTGAAAAACTTTTCGTCTTCGATACAATCCAGACATCGGCCGTCGCCGATCAAAATTTCGTTGCTTTCTTCTCCGCAGGCCCTGCAATGTCCCGAGGTCAGCTCATCGGGTGTATAAATAGTTTCTGTTGTCATAATCTTTTTCCTAATTTGATGATAAACGTTGTGTGTTCTGGCGCTCCCCACTCGGGCCGGCCTCGGCCGATCGTGATGCCTTTGCATTCGAATGTCATCCTGCGACGGGTATAACCATAGGAGAAGCAGACGGCGTTGAACTCCTTGAATCGAGGCCCCATTGCCGCTGTACAACCAGCGCATCGGTTCACACCTTCTTCGAGACATTGACCGTCGTCGGTCGGCATATTGAACATAGGGAAACAGTCCAATAATCTTGTCATCCAATACGTCACAATCGCCCGGTATTCCTCGGGTTTCTCTCCACGCTCGATCATTTCGTACCATTCCTTTTTGAGTGGCAGATAGAGTGTTTTCATTTTCCGAAATATTTTTTGCAGTTGCAGTAGGTGATTGTCGGGTTGGCCCATTGCCCTTGGAACTGGCGCCATGTTTTGTCGAATTTTCCCTCCCGATCTCGGTAGAGCATGGCGAAAGGCATAAATCCGGCCCGCCATGCCTCGCCCATCCGCTTCTGGGCTTTCTCGAAGGTATCGCCTTTGTAGCCGATCAGCACATAGCAGCGTAGCCGGTTGCCTGCCTTGGTTAAGCCTGCATCGAGGAGCATTTTTCCCGCGGCTTTAAGCGGTTCGAGGTCGTTGGGTGTATCGTATGCGAAAAAGAGCGAATCGGGGTGTAACTCGTATAGCCGTTCGGCCATCGCCGGGGTCATAAGCGCGGCCTCCAGTCCGCCGACAAACTGCGGTCGATGAGGTTGCCGTGCCAGCATGGCGAACACTTCGTCGATATGTTCGGGCGAGCAGGCAAGCAGATTGTCGTCTTGGACGATCCATCCGTCTCGCACGGGTAACTCCCGGAGCTGACCGCCTTCGCGTTTGGGCACGGCGCAGAACCAGCAGCGGTTCGGACACCCGCGCGAAGTGATGACGTAGCCCTTCTTCATGTACATTCCCGGAACGAACTCCCCGCCGGGTTCGTTGAACGCAGGGCCGCCCATCTTGACCGGGGCAACTCGTTCCCATTGTTTGGCGGCCCACTCCGCCCACGGAATATCCCATGTGAAAGCGACCGATATATGCACCTCGTCAGCCTCGTCGAACAGCGACGGCACCTCGTGGATGCGTACCAGTTCGTCATCCGGCGTCGCATTGGTCTTGGTCGGGAATACCCGAATGATTTTTGCCTCCATGATCAGAAAAGTTTTTGCGCACGCACGGGCGGTTCATAGTTGCACCATACGCACTCCTGCATGATCGTTCCCGAGCCGTTCACAATGTTGCTACGAATGTTATTGCGCTTGAACGGAAACTTTACTTTGTGCCAGTCCGCATAGAGCCGATTTGTCAGCGGGCAATCGTAACTGCTCACCATGGCCATCCCTTCTATCCGGTGTAGGCGTTCGGCCAGTCGCTCGTGATCTTCATCCGTGAAGTCGAAGCGATAATCGCCATTTTTATTATGGCCGCCTCGGCTTTCCAGAGGATAGGGCGGATCGCAGTAGAAGAAAGCGCCGGGGAAATCAATTCGGTCGATGGCTTCCATGTAGTCGCAGTTCATGATCTGAAAGTTGTTGCGAATCTCTGCCGCTACTTCATGCAACTTTTCTACTCCGTTTCTCCATCGGGAAACACCCTCGCCTCCTTGTGCGTTGATATGTTGTTTGCACATGTGCCAGCCTTTTTTCTGTCTTTGGGCCCCGAGTCCGAAAAAGGATTGCCGTGCACGGATGTAGAATCGACGGGCACGTTCAATATCGGAGATCTCCATACTATCTTCTGCCCAGCTGTGATCGAACTCTTCTTCTGAGTAGGGTGTCAGACGAAGCCCCCGTACAAGTTCTGCTTCGTGGTCGCGCAGCTGACAGAAGAAATTGGTAACTTCTCCGTTGATTTCGTTCGCTGTGCGAATGACTTTTCCGCGATAGTTTATTGAGACGACCATCGAGCCGGCGAACAGATCGATCAGGTGCGAGAATTGCGCAGGAAAATTTTGGTAGAGGTTGTCGAGCCATGTGAATTTTCCGCCGAAGTAGTTGAATGCGATTTTTTTTGTTGGAATTTCTGCTCATCGTCTTAATTTTTTGAAGTGTTCGATGATCTCCTCTTTGGTCGCTTTGTGTGAAAGTTGGTTCGGACACCCTGCCGCCATCCATTTCGCGCGGATATTGTTGGCTCGCGGGATCAGGACCTTGAACCAGTCGCCAGCCATAATAAACCGCTCCCCTGTTTCGGTCTGCACCGTGTCTTTCAGCCGGTCGAAGCGGATTACGACGTGAGCGATGAACCATTGTTCGCGGTCGTTGTCGCTGTTCATCGCCGCCAGGGCTTTGAACATTTCGATATTTTCGCCGCAATCGTAGTAATCTTGGCTGAAACATGCTCGGGCACCCCTGTCCAGTTCCAACCACAAGGCGGCGTTTTGGTCGGTATCAGCCACGAGAAAGCAACGTTTGCTGTCTCGTCCTCCGAGGATTCGCCATCCGATACCGTTCATCCATTTTTGGATTTCGATTTGCTGTTGCTCGTCGGGTACGAACACCATGCACGAGATATGAAAATTCATTGCCGACCTCCTCTCTTTGCATAAAGTTCGACCATGCGATCTGCGTAATGGGCTGCCGATTTTTCCGGATAATCGACATCTTTCGCTATTAGTGCGTGGAGCGCAGTTCCGGCGAAATATGCCCACGGCGTAAGTCTTGCCGGTTCCGTTTTTTCAATTAGCATCGGGCCGTCGCCGGTTAAAAGCCAAAGTTTGCTTACTTCGGAAAACTTTGCGACGATGCGGTTGGCCAGGTCAAGAGACACGCCGTTATTCCCTCGTTTGATTTGGTAGAGGTTTTCGCCTCGGGGCAGTCCGATGTGGCGTGCGAATGCGTTTGTCGTCATCTGGGCCATGTTGATTACGGCCTCGATACGAGCCCAGTTGTCCGGGTTCTTCGGCCCCGGCTGCCGGGTACTGTTTGCGGTGTTGTTTTGTGCGTTCTTCATAGAGGTTGATATTTGAAGTTGTCGTTTTTGGGGCGTTTTTGTGGAAAAATCAGTTTTTCGTAGTAAGTGACACATTTTTTCGACCTACACGACCTACACGACCTACAAGGGTTATAATCAGCGAGATAGCGAAAACTGTTTTGTAGGTTTGTAGGTTTAGGTATGTAAGTGTAAGTTCATTTGTAGGTCGTTGTAGGTTAATGTAGGTCGATGTAGGTTTACGTGGATTTTATTTATTTTGTTGATTCTTAGCTGTATAATAGTGATGTAGGTCGTTGTAGGTCATGTAGGTCGAAAAATGACTATACGCACATGTAATTTCAAAACGGTTTTTCGTCTGACTCCGGTTCGGCGTCGGAACCGTCGCCGTAAGCTATCAGTGATAATCCGATTTCATACTTTTCCTTGAGGGCCGTATAGTCGAACACCATAGCGGAAGTGGGTTTGCTCTGTACTGCTTCTGATACGCATACTGTTGCGCCGAATGAGGCCCGTGGAATGAAACGTACTCCGGTTCTCATTCCCATGAATTCCTTAGATTTTTTGAGGTATTCCTGCAACGTCTTTTTCGGCAGGCATTTTGCCCCTGTCGATTTGTTGTGCATGGCATACTGGTCGGCTGATGGTCCGAAATTGAGTAGCAGATATTCCCTCTCTCCGGGCAGAGTAACACGTTCCTTCCTAGCGAAGCACCAACTCGGGCCGGGCTCGATTCTGTATTCAGCCTTGAGCAATACCTTTCCGAGTGTAGCCAAAGAGTCAATCGTGTCCCAGAATCCGGCCAGTTCGTCGGTTTGCGACACCTTCTCATTTTGTGCCTGGCAGAGCTGTACGGCGATGTCGAGGGCTTCGGAATAGGTGAACGGAAGATTTTCATGGGGCTCGAGGACGCGCAGGGTTGCCAGCAGCGAACTCCAGTTCTGGAGAATCCGATCCATTACCCCGTGTGTCCGTCGTCTCAAATCAGCATTCGTAAGATCATATGCCTCACGATACCCGACTTTGACCTTGCGGCGATGGCGCAATAGTTCATTGGTGAGATGTGTGAGTCCGCGGTCGCAGAGGAGTTTGAATTTATTGTAACGCTGGACTTCTTCCGCGGTGTGGGTGTTGGTGAAAAACGACAGCATAACGATTCGAGACATGAGCGCGTTGTCTGATGTGGTCATTTCCTGCCCAGTGACGACTACGCCGCTCCTTACGGATGTCATGACTCTCTTTTTCTTCCCGTCCATGCTCATCTTGCTGCGCCCGGTGTTGTCCCATACACCTTTCAGGAATTCGACTTTTTGGGCCTCGATATCCTCTTTGTATTCATCGATGTGTACCACGGCGTTTGAGACTTCTGCGACGGCCTCTCCGAGAGCCGGCATCGACGTGGATTTGAGATTGATCGCCACGGGGTGTATCTGAAACGGGGCGACCAGCGCCTTGGCCATTTGCGATTTGCCGGTCCCCATGGGGCCGAACATGTTCAGAATGGGCACATTTTCTACTGTTGCCCTCACGATATCTGCGAACAGGGTCGTGAAATAGAAGCAAAGGGCGATTTTCGCATTGTCTCCGAATACCTCGACGCATTGCCGGGTATACTCGTAGAGTGATATGTCGCTCTGCTGGACGTATATGAACCTGCGATGCAGACCTCCGGCGGCATCTTCACGGGCTTCCTTCGAAGCATATGGGAGGTAGTAGCGCTTCTCTCCGACTTTGATCATTCCGTATTCGTCGGCCGGAATGAACTCTTCGCCGTTGAACGCCCCGTTCCCCCAGGCGAAAAACTCGCCCTGTGTCTGCCACCCGAGCTGCTGGATCTCCCGCGCCGTCGGGGTCTGTTCGTAGATATATTTCTTCAATTGGGTGTACTGCTGTTTGGCGACGACGGCTTCGATGATGTAGTTGCCTTTGCCTTCTATGTTCTGCTGGAATTTGTCGAGCGTCGTCACCTGATCCTGCGGCAGGGTGATCAGGCATTTTTCACGGTTGATGTTCTCGATTTCAAACATACGGTATGAGGTTGTGTCATCCCATATCAGGACGATGGGACGGATTATAAAATTTGTCCACTGCACGGCATTTCCGACTTTGGCGATTTGGCCGTAGTAGCAGTTCTCCCGGACATAGAACCCGTATTTTTCTACCAGATCGACCTGCTCCTGTTTTTTCTCTCGGATGCTGTCGAGTTGTCGCTTGTTCTTGATCTTGTAGTAGGTCTCGTTCCATATCTTGGCCTGCTTTCCTTCTTTGCCGAATTTGTCGAGATACATGCGGGCCAACGTATCGCTGTAGGATATGAGTAATCCACAGATGTAGGTTATTACTTCGAGTCGATCGTTTTGCGATATCGCCTCGGGCATCTTGGCCTGGTACATGAAATCGACGAAATCCATCGTATTTTCGGCCAGACATTCATCATAGGAATTGCCTTCATATTTGAAAAATTCGTCGGCATCTTTGCCCTTTCCTTCGGGAATGTTCATGACCCTGACGTTCAGTCCTGCGGCCGTCAGTGCCTCTCCATGGGAAATGACGGCTTTGCGTCCCGCTTCGTCGTTGTCGCCGATGATGACGACTTTCGATACGGCACGCTTGATCATTTCGATTTGTCTCGACGATAATGCCGTGCCCATAGGAGCCACGGTGTTCGGCTGTCCGATGGCCGCCATCCGGATCACGTCGGGATTCCCTTCGACGAGATTCAGGATGTCACGGCGGGCGGCGATGCGCCTTGCTTCGAAATATCCGAACAGGATTTCGCTCTTTTTGAAAATCGGGGTTTCCCGGGTGTTGATGTATTTAGGCGGCTCTTTGCCCTCGGCGTTTTTTTTCGGCTCAATGATTCTCCCGGTAAAACCGACGATGTGTCCGGTTGTGTTGTGGATCGGAAACATAAGCCGCCCAAAGAAGGCGTCGTATTGGTGTCCGTCTTCGTCGCTGACTTTTATCAGTCCGGCCTTGATAAATATTTCGGGGTTTTCATGCAGGTCTTTAATATGCCGGAGCAGGGAGTTCCGTCCGGGAGCATAGCCTATTCCCCATTCCTCGATGGTTTGCTCACTCCAACGATTGGCGGCATATTCCTGCGCCCCTTTCGATTGCCGGTACATCTCCCGGAAAAATTTGGCCGCGATGTCGTTCGCGCGGAACAGTTGTTCCCGTTCGTACCGAGCGGCTAACTCTTCGGGAGTAGGTTCGTCCTCGTCCCATTTGATGTCGTACCGATCTCCCAGATAGCGACAAGCCTCGGGAAATGTCATGCCGTGGCGTTCTTGGATAAATTTGATAGGGCCGCCTCCCCAGTGACATCCGAAACAAAACGCACTGTTTCGGCTTGGCGTTACGGAAAATGAGGGAGTTTTTTCTACGTGAAAGGGGCAACAACATACATAGCGCGTGCCGGCACGTTTTAGTTCCACACCTTCGTCTTGAAGCACCCGCAGTAAATCGATATCCTCAATTTGGTGTATTATTTCGTCAGGTATCATATTGCGATGATTAGGAGAGTCACCCCCCCCCGATTGGTTATATTTTTTCGATTTGGCGCAGTATCATCCCTGCGCGGTGGTATTGCTCGTAGATCTCGCTTCGGGGAGAGAATCCGGCCGGCAGGCGGTTTTGGAGCAGCCCCGTTTTGAAGGCTTTGATCGCCCGGCGGATCGTCTCGAACTCTTCCGGCTTCAGATCCATGACGGCGATGCGTCCGCTGCTGTCTCTGTCTACATACATGGCGTCCAGATTTTGACCAGCAGCGATACGGCGAGTACGATCACGAGGATCGAGTCCCAAAAGATGATGTTGAGAGTTGGAGAGACCCCGCGGGTCTTGATGCGGTTGTAGGCGACGCCTGCGGCGACGATACCCCGCCAGAGGATCGCCGCGATGCAGATGATCGAGAGAATTTCAGTCATGGTTATGCGGTTTTAAGGTTGATGCCGTACTTTTTCTTGACGATGGTTGTGAGGTGCCGCCGTTTGGTTTTCGGGATTTGACGGTAGCCGAGACGCCACGCGTTGAAGGCATCGGTTCCGACAAAAAGTTCCGAGGAAACGGTCTGCAACAGTTCCGTTCGATCCGGCCAGTCGAGAGATTTCCACAATTCATTAAGTGTTTGTTCTTTCATTTGTGCGTATCGTTTGGTTTTTAGTTTCAAAAAAGAGGAGAGGAGCCCGGTTTCAATAGGGGAGCCGACCCCTCTCCGTTGCCGTTGGCGGCCCTCACGGGCGGCGCGGCGGCGAGTGCGTGGTAACATCTACTAATCTCCGGCACTCGTTTCGCGGACGATCCTGTTCGCCAGCCTTACAGCGTTCCCCAGGTTCACGACGAGCGGAATTGTCAGCCACGGGTGGCTTTCGCTGTAAAGTATGATCGGCGCCATCAGGCTCCCGATGAAATAAAGTCCGTAGACCTTGTGCCTGGCGGAGAGTTCCATGAACTCCCGGCCGAGGCAGGCGGTCAAAAGTTTCCGGCCGGTGCGTGCGGCCTTCTTTCGGATGCCCGTAAAATCCGGACGTGCCGGAACAGGGTACGAGGCAACCCTTTCATTACTCAAATACATAGAGGCTGAGCTTGAAATGGTTAAAAAATTTGTTACTTTTGTAATTGACGCGGTGCGTTATACGGTCAATTACTTTGCAAACATAATCAAAATGATTATATATTGCAAATATTGGTTATTGAAAAT